ATGTCTAAATGATTCTATTTTTAGCTTTTGACCCCCCCTATGCGTGTGTTTTTTGCTAATATTTAGGTAAAAACCCACCTTTTCGGTCAAATTTTGCGTGTGTGTGCGGTCATCTTTCATGTGATTCACGTCCAGATTTGACGTTGTGACACCGATGACACATCGTTTGCAAGTTGTCCCACGCCAACGAATCACCACCGCTTTTGATGGGAACGATGTGGTCCACCACTTGGCCAACGCTTTCACATTCGACACACAACGGGTTCCGCTTGATAAACATTCCGCGCAATCTTCGCCATGCGGTTGACTGATAGAATTTATTTCTTTCAATGCGTTGTTTGCTTGACTTGTTTTGACCTTGCAACCACGGGCGTTGTTTTCTCTTTGGGACATTAGGCATCTACAATTTATCTTTTTGTTCTGGTTTGTAATATTTACGCAAATCGCGGTTGTTCTGGTCGCGTTCCACTTGCGTCATTTTAGATTCCCAGAACCCAAAATGAATGAACATATGATTGCGCATCGTGTATTTATCCACCACATATTTTTCCGACGCTTGGGGAATGTGCAACCCGCGTTCCCTTTTATATTCTTTTGAACACGTTTTGCATTTCGGACGATAACCCGATTTTGTGTCGGTCAATCGTGCGAAATGTTTCAATTCCTTTTCTTCATTACACTTGGTGCAAACTTTAGTTTCCAATTCTCTTTTCTATTGCGGTTTTTCTGTATTTCTTTATATGAGTGACAACGCCGTCGGCATCTTTGATGAATCGGATGGCGTGTCCAATCATTGGCGTGTCGTTTACTTCTTTCAACAATGGAACCATTTCAGTCAATCGCACGGGTTTGGATTCGCCGACATTCATATCGACGAACAATTGCGCAATCTTGTTTCGTGTTTTCAAATCAATCATAAGCCACAATATCCCGAATCACATTCATTGAAATCGTCGTCAAACAATTTGATTTGACGTTTCCATTTCATTATCTCGCGGAATGTTACATCCGAACGAAATGTTCCTTTGTTGTTTTCTTCTGTTTCTGCAAACCAATTCATTTTTTCGGGTTCCTTGTCGTTCATGTGCGACAACAACATTGGTGAACGCCACCAGCATCCAACGCAATTGTTCATGTAGGCAAACCGAACACGTTTGTCCGTCCAAAATTGTTCAATCGTGTCTTTGTAAATGTTCGCATCAATCAACGGGAATGATGGTTTGCAATATTCAATTGTTTGCCATTTATTGTTCCCGTTTGGATGTTTGCCAACAATTATTTTCACCTCAACCATTCCGTTGTCGTTCATCTTTTCCATCATGCTTTTGGCACGGCGTGTTTCATTTGCACGATAACCAAAACGCATTTCAACGGGTCCATCAATGGTTTTATGACGCCATTCTGCAATCGGAATCGTTTTCATTTCTGTCGTGCAAAACCGCGCGATTTTGTTTGGTAGATAGCCGCCTTTCTTTTTGATTACCTCGTCAAACGTTGGTCCCGTCAACCAAGTAATTTCACGACCGATGTATTGTTCCAAATCCAACATCGTGAAAATGATTGTGTCATCTTCAGCGGTTGCAACAAATGGTTTCCCGATTCTATCTTCAACCATTTGACGAACCTTTTCATCGGGGAATCGACATCGTTCGTCCTCGATTCGAACCAAGGAAAAAACATCATAGTCCGCTGGATAATTTGCCGCGATATATGACGACGTTTTTCCGCCACTAAGTGAATTTATTGTTTTCATCCCTATAAAATACTAAAATTTTTGTCAATCATATCGGTTCGCCCTTGTTTACGATACCCAAACATTTTGTTGGCTTCCATTTCATTCAACAACTTGGTTGCCGTTCGCTTTGGAACGTTTTCCGTGTCTTGAATGAATTTGATGGCCGCGGTCTTGCTTTTCCCGTGAATCAATGGCAACACACCATCCATATCGTTTGACGTCCACACGCGTTCTTCAATCTTTTGCAACGGCTCTTTTTCAGTCAATTCAATTGAATCATACGACGTGATGACCATTTCCATTGATGGGAATTCAATGTTTCGCGTGTATTCTGGAACAACATCCGACGCACTTGGTGTGTTTTCCGATTTAGCCAATGAAACGGCGGTTTCTGCCTTTTGCGTCAACAATGCGCCCAAATGTCCTTTGGCGTTTCTGTCATTCTTATTCTCATGTAATACACACGAAATGTGGCAATCCTTTTCCGATGTCCATTGCAACAACTTGGACGCTATTTCCGTGGCTTCTTCTTCGTCGTTCACCCCTTTGGATGTCAAATCAACAATCCCATCAATGACAACAAATCCAATGTTGTCAAACGATTTCATGACGTATTCCGTCAACTTCAATCGCTCTTTGTTGGTCAACAAACCGCGGAATCTGTAATGTTTGAAATTCGGAATGTTGACACGCGGGTCCAATCCCGCCATTGTCAAAATCCTTTTTTTCGCACGCGCTGAATGCCAATCGCCCATTTCCGTGTCAATGTAGATGTTCACGCGGTCATGAACGTGTCCGCGGATATGGTTGGAAATCGTATTGGTGGAAACGGCGGCGGCCATCAATGCCGACAAAAAATAACTTTTGCGCGATTTGGCTTTCCCTTGAATCAATGAAAAATTGCCCATCGTCCCGAACACATATTCATCGCCACCGAAATGCAACGTGATGGCCTTGTCTGGTTCTGCAACCTCAATGGATGAATCCACTTCCAACGACTGCAACAACGCCGCCATTTCATCCAATTGTTCGGGCGTGGCGTTCTCGTAATCAAACAACGCATCGTCCGACACTTTGCGTGAATCATTTGATTCGCCGAATCCTTGGTCGCGCAAATCTTTGATTGCGCTTTTGAAATCACCATTGTGACCCAATACAACGAAACATTGGAATGCGTCGTGCGCCTTTTCCGCCTCGAATTGTGTGGATGTCGTAAATGGGAAAAACGAACCCGAATCTTTGAAGATGACACCAGATGTTTCCGATGTTGTTTCGCCCGGTCGCAACAAATACGTCATTCTTGCGTTTTCCCGAACGATTGTCCATCCGTAATGCAACAAGACGTCCAACGTGGTGTTCGTGGCTCTAAACTCGCCCCACGGCGTTGAATCGTCCGAATCGCTATCCAATACCGATTCCGTTGGTTGATTCTTTATTGGTTCGGGTTGCGGAATGGTGGCGTCCATCATTTTGGCGCACATCCAAATCACGTTCCGTTCGTCGGGGCTGATTTCAACGACGTCGGTGATTTTTCCAATGATTTTATATCCCTTTGTCGGCCAAACAACAATTTGACCACCCTTTCCGCGTGTTTCGAATATTACTTCGCCTTTACTATTCTTCGCCAACTTTTCGTTTCCCGCGATTTCCGAACATTTGAAAATCCAATGGAAACCGCCCGATTGCGTTTGCTGGATAATCATTTTGTTGATGAGTTCGGGCGCGTTGTCCTCAATCAATCCCTTGAATTCTTCGTATTCTTCCCCCTCAAAATATTTGGCGTCAATGTCCAAACATTGGATTCCATCGAAACCCATGACCAGACCAATGCCGTTGGTCTTATCGAAAACGCTGAAATCTTCAATCGGTGTTTCTGCGTGTTGTTGCCATCCTTTCAGCAATGGCCGTTTTGAATTGCGGACCAATGGAATCGGGGAAAATCCGTGGTCGCGATATTTGTGGGCAATCTTTTTGATGTCCATTCGTTCTTTGCTCTTTGTTGTGTGTTATCTAATCAACGCCCAATTGTCACAATTGCGCGAATATCTTTTGGGCGTCAATGTTATTGACTTCCGTCCTTTTAATTCCTTAAAAGGAAAAATAAACCAACGGCGGTTCACCACGTCATAACAGATGACAAAATCAACGTTTTTATATTGGTCGAAAACACAAGTGATTTCCGCGTGGTGTTTCTTGATGTATGTCGCCGACTTCACTTGAATCGTCACAAAACGATTCCCGCGAAATGCTATCATGTCAATTTCCGATTGATGGACAAAAGGGAACGCAACGTGCCAATCCCTTTGAATCAATTCCGCCGCACATCGCAATTCCGCCAACGCGCCGTTTTTATGGTTGTCGTGAATCATTTGATTTTCGACAAATAGTCATCGTAGCTTTTCGCAATGAAATACACGCCACCAGAATCGTTGATTTCCTTTTCAATTTCCTTTTGTTCGGCGGATTGTCTGTCCTTTCCAATCTTCACCTCAATGCCGTAAAATTTGCCGTCAATGATTCCAATGATGTCGGGAATCCCTTTGCGCTGGACGCCCTTCCGATACACCTTGCGTTTGACATCGTACACCGCGCCGTTGTTTATTCGATACGCAACGCCACCGCGGACGTGATACATATCCCAAATGATTGTTTTTGTCAAATCATTGGCGGTGGTGTCTTTGAATCTTTGTTTGACCAATGCGTGCGGTGGCAACATTGGGTGTTTTTCGGCTTTCAGTTGGTCGGCTAATTTGCCCAACTCTTTTAGGTTCTTAGGAATCCAATTCATTATTGATTCTTTTGTTTGCAGAATGTTCAATCATTCTTGAAATGTGCGTTCGGTCCATGGCTTTCAAATAATCTTTGGCCAATTCCCAACAAATTCGGTCGAAATCATTCGGTGATTTGTCGCTCATATTTTTGAACTTTATTCCAGAATTCCAAATATTTCATTTTACGCATTTCAATTTCCATTTCAACGTCTGGGTCGTTGCGATGAACTCGGAAAATAAACAATTTTTTTTGAATGCGCGGGTCGAACGAAACGAAATCCATCCATTGCAAAGAATCAATCACAATGAAATAGTGCATCACTTGCGCTTTATATTGTGCGGGAATCTTGTTCATTCTCAAATATTCAACGTGCTTTTTCGTTGATGGACATTTGATTTCCACGCCACCAATTGGAACGTCCTTTTCATAGACCAGCGCGTCGGGACTGATGGCCAAAAAATCATGTTCGTCGTGAATGCAAAAACCGATTTCCCTTGCATCGTTTCCCGTTCTCATTCTGTATTCATCCAACGCCACGGGTTCCATCATGATGCCGTGCATCATAGCTTGCGTTGTTGGTGATTCTATAATCTCGCCCGACAATCGTTCGGCGATTAACTCATCGACAAACGTCAAATTGTTTGACTTGAAAATGTTCGCACATCGCGAACCCGTAATGACACCCAAACGCATTTCGAACCATTCGCGTGACCTTTGTTCAACATTCTTGATTTTCATAAATCTTGATTTATTATTCTGTTTAATTCTTTAATATCGTGCAATTGTGAAATCCTCAAATCATAGGACGCGGCGCGATATGTTAAGACCGACCCGTTGTCCAAAACTTTCTGTTCACCTTTTGCCATATATGTGGCGTCCTCGAAATACATCTTTTTGGACCGCCATCCACAAATCGTGGTTTCATTGTTCTTTGTGTTGTGATGACAAAAAACATACATGTGGACCAGATACGATTTTTGCGTTGCCGCGATGTTGACTTGATAATGTGGGCGAACCGCTGAACGTGTCGCAATCGTTTTCACATCAATCGTCATTCCATTGCTTGCGACAATATCCACGCCGTCGTCAAACCCTTCTTTGCTTCGGTATTCTTCGACATCAATTCCAAGATATTCGCGGACGACATATTCACCCAATAAACCAATGTATTGGTCTTTTCGTGACCCATCAAACCGACCGCGGTTCGCAAGGTTGTGACGCCCCAAATATTTCCAAATCCGTGCGCGTTGTTCTTCTGGTACAATCATGGAAATCATGCGTTGTTTTTTTTGCGGTGTTCTTCAAATAGTCGTTCACCAACCTCGCCTAATATGATTTTTGCGGACATAATGCGTTTCCGTTCTTCTATTCCTTGACGCCATTTTGAATGGTCGTCGCTTCGTTCGAAATGCCAATCGTGTTGTTCAAGCATTTGCGTGAATTTTTCCTTTGTCATTGTTCAATCTTTTTCGATTCCGTTTTCTTTTAAATCACGATAACACAATTCAATCATGGTCATCGTTTTGTTGGGGCAATTGCAATTCATTTCAAAGTGATTGTCGGGTGAGCGTAAACATAAAGCAAAGCCAATACACTTAATGCAAACATGACTATTGTAAACGCTAACAAGTAAAAAAGAATCTTTGTGGCTTTTTCTTGGTCATTCATTCTCTTTGGTTTTTAAATAAACCTCATATCTTATTCTAAATTCTTCTTCTGGATTGAAATCCATTTCTCTATCCGCGCCATTTTCTGCAAGTTCTAAATATATGACATCGTAGTATTTATCAAACCATTCATCATATTTTAAAAAATAAGTCATTCTCTTTGGTGTTAAAGGTTCGACAACTTATCCAACGCATCCCCAAAATCAACACCAGCGATTTGGCGTTCGGGTTCGCGGTGTTCATCGACCACCATTTTCATGGCGACCAATTCTTCCAATGACAAATTCAAAATCATTTCCACTTGACCTTGAATCGTCGTCATCAATTCTTCATCCGTGGAATCCAACGCGCCCAATGGACCGCGAATCGCCCGTTCGATTTCCGTTTCCAACCGCCCCATCATTTTTTTGATGTTCTGGCGATACAATCGTGTTTCCTTCATCGTGTCCATCTGTTCCAATGTCGCTTGATACAATGCCACCAACTTGATGGCCTCTTTGAATGTTGTGAATCGTTCCATGCTCTAAAACTTTAACCACTTTTTGCGGCGTTGGTATTTCCTAATCAATCGTGCGTTGTTGTTCAATAGGTTCACAATGTCGTCGTTCCATTGCGTCGCGCTGGCCACCAACATCGTGTTCAATGAATCCCATTGCAATTCAACGATGTATTGGTCGACAAACATTTTGTGACGCCTCTTTCGAATTATCCTTTTAAACATAGGCGTCCAACTTTTCACGCAACGATTGGTTTTCACGTTGCAGTTCATCAACTTGTTCCGTCAATTCGTGAATCTGTTCTTTTCGCAACTCGCGTTCCTTCTTCGCGTGTCTTGCGCGGTCATCATATTCCGCCAACACTTCCATCAATCGTTCGTATATTTCAACGTATTGTGGCAACCTCATGAATGATTCATGATTCTTGAAATGGTGCAAAATGGTGGCGTGGTTCTTTTCGAAGAATTGGCCAATTTGCGTCGCGGAATAATATCCGCGACACACATTGAACAACGCCGCCCGTGGAATGACGACGGCTTCTTTTCTGGTCTTTTCCATTGCGTTGACATTGTATTCGTCGCGCAACACCTTGACCATTTCTTCCATCATCATAATTGGTCTAACGTTCATAACTCAAAGAATTAAAATGGTAAATCATCATCGTTGTCGTCAAACGCTTGCGACGCCGTGGCCACTTGCGGTTTGTTCGATGCAACCGATGCGGATTGTTCATCCGTTAATTCGGGTAAATCTGGCAACCCTTCAAACAAGGCGTCGGAATCGGTCACCGCGTATTCAACCAAATTGGTGATGACATAAGCCGACACCCAAATGGACAAACCTTTTTTCCCTTTGTGTTCCCATTTCTTAATCCACACGTTGGCGCGAATTGTACTTCCGTCACCAATCAATCCGTCGAACGATTGGCGGTTTGCCAAATACGCTTTCGGGATGTTGATAGACTTAATCTTCACGACGGGAACGTCGTGTTTCAAATTTCCTTGCACGTCGCGGGCGCGAACGTGTTCCAAAATTCCAAGGTCGGTCAATTGCTTGATGGACGCTTCGTCCAACTCAAGGTCGCAACCATACTTTTCATTCATCTGGTCGGGACCGCTTTCCCGTGTCATTCGGGCGAACTTTACGGAACCACTCAAAATGGTTGCGTGTCCTTTTGCAAAATCTACTTTTGCCATAATTAAAAAAAATATTATTGACGCCATTATTGTTGTGTTGATTCGGGGCGTCGTTCCGAATCTTTATTGATATTGAATGGGCAAATCTGGCGTCGTGATGTGGTTGATTGCAGAAAGCAATCCAGCCATCAAAACGAAAACCATCAATGCAACAATTGTCAAAACGATTGGGGGGTAATTTTTAAGAATCCACTTTTTCATTTGCTCTTTGTTTTTGTGGTGATTATGCTTTGTCATGCGTGTACCACCAATTGTTTGTTTTCAAAAACAACAATGCGTTTTTCTTAGTGCGACATGATGCCACACGTTCGCCGTTCTTTTTTATGGACCAACAACGGACAATGCCGTTGGAAACCATTGTGTTCAATAAATACAATTCGCCGTTCATTTCGACCTGGTATTTCCCTTTTGAAATCTTTGTTGTTGTCATCTTTACTTTTGTTTTATACCACCAAATCCCCGCATTTGTTTCAGTGCGGGGCGGTGGTTTATTGTTGGTTTTATAGTTTTTCTAATTCATCAACGCTTTCAATTCCGTGGTCATCAAGAAAAGATTCAGCGGTTGTATATGAATATCTTCTTTCTTGTTTCTTGTAATATGCAACAATGCAAGGTGTATCCGATTCTTTTTGATTGTAGTAGAAATAATCTAAACCTTCAATTTTTTTGGACCTAAAAGAATTGATTTTTAGGATTTGTGCAATTTGAAATAGTGTCATTCTTGTTTCCATTTTGTCTTTGTTTTTGTTTAACAATGTAAATGTAAAATAAATATTTTAAATACACAATATGTGGACAAAAATAATTGTGAATAATCCAATAATAATTCACCACGCTAAATCTTGACATTCACTCACAAAAATTTTAATTTGGCCAAGTGGCTTTGCCCCTCGGGGCGGGGGCAGAACACATGGACAAATTAAAGAATAAATTTTTTCATAAAAATACAATCGTTTTTCTTGCTCTTAACGAATTGTTGTGTGAAAACCCAGACGAACCCATTTGGAACGTTTGGGTTTTTTTAATGGCATAAAAAAAGGGACGTCCAAAAGAACGTCCCCACAACAACAAAACAATCGGTCGCCCGATTGTACGTTTTGCGCTATTTCGTCAACCTCATCGCCCACATGATGACCAGAATAGACACCACCAACCAAAGAATCGTCATGACCTTGCGATACCATTCGGGACCTTTTTGTTCTTTATAGATGATTCGGTCCACTTGAATTTCATCCACAAAACGGATGGTGTCGGGTGGGCAAATCACATCAATGCGAATGGTGTCATGTATCTTTTGAACGCGAACGACCGCATTGTCCTTTTTGATTTCACGAACGATTGTGTCCCGAACGACCAAGGTGTCCGTTAATCGTATTTCGTCCGTCACGAACGTTGTGTCGACTTTCACAATCGTGTCGTTCATGATTGTTGGGTCTTTTGCAATCGCACGTTTTAGGTGCCACGATGCACCACACGATTGAAGAACCGCGGCGGTGATTACGACCCACACGAATCGCATTCGTCGGGATTTTGGATGTTGCAATTTGGTTGTTCTTCGTTTTCTAAATCTTCAACCCATTGGTCGAAATCGGTTTTTGAATCTGCCATTTACTTTTTGTTTTTCTTTTGTTCGTTCATAATATACCAGCGTTGTAAGGTATAACCAATGGACGCCAATAGCAAAACAAGTTTCAATGTGGCTTCAATGTTTGTGAATGTGACCGCCATGGTCAACGTGTTGATGGTGTACAATTTTAGGTCGTGGATTGACATGGGTTATTTTTTAGAGGGTGAAAACTTTTCCAACCCCGCGATTCCAAACGAACCCAATGTCACGATGACAAATGAATTATAAATGAAATCATTGATTGAAATGTTGGTGATGACGTCAAGTAACATGACCAACACCATGACCGCAAAAGAAAGGAAACCAATGATTGTTTTTTCGTTCCAATCGTTGTCGTTCTTGAATATCTGGACAAATCGTTTCATTTATTCTTCCGCTTTGGGTGTTGGTTTGGATTTCTTTGGCTTGGATTTTTTAGGTGTTCCAAATTCCTTTTGAACGTCGAACGACGGACACGCCTTGTTTGAAAATTCATTGTGTCCATGAACGGACGCGTCGGGATATTCTTTCAGCAATCCGCCAATGATGGTGTTCAGCGTTTCCCGTTGCGCTTGCGTGCGGGTGTCTTTTGGGTTCTTACTTTTATCAAGGCCGCCAATGTAGCAAACGTGAATGGAATGTTCGTTGTGTCCCTTGACGCCCGCGCCCATCTGTTCCATCGGTCGTCCGACCTTCAATGTTCCGTCCAACTCAATCACAAAGTGGTAACCAATGTTTCGCCATCCACGCCCTTTGACGTGCCATGATTTTATCGTTTCCATTTTGATGTCGCGACCTTCTGGTGTCGCGGAACAATGGATAAATATTTTGTCAATCTTTCTCATGATTTATTCTTCTTCATCAATTGGTTCTGGGAAATATTCGGGGTGTTTACGTTTGCACGTTTCAATCCATTCGCGTTCAACATCACTTGCGCCCATTATCAAAACGCCCATTGGCGAACACCAAATCATGTTAGCATCCCATGACGCGTTCGGTTCACCATGCCATAAAACGTCCACGGAATATTTTGTGGATTCACCAATGTTTCCAATCATGACGATGTTGTGTTGGTGTCCTTCGCCCAATTTATCGACGGCGTTTTGTGCCGCCGCCATTGATTTGAATTCGTATTTTCTTAATATTTTCGACATGATTAAATCGTTGTTAATGTTGCCAATTCATCGTTCGTGTATGTCGCTTTTAATGCCGCGAATTGATGAACCTTTATCGTCCCACCTTGTCCGGATAATTGAAATTTGACGAACTCGACGAAATCGGGGTCGGTCACTGATGACGCCAACGCGTTCGAACCATTCACAAACATTTTTGCGCTTCCGTTTCCGGCGTTGTATTGGATTGCAATTTTTACGCGGTCTGTGTCAAGTTCTTGGCCTATAATCGTCGTCACCGAATTATTGATAAGGTAAGTGGCCGCGCGTCTTTTGCTCGACGATGAATTTCTATAAATAGCAATTATGTTGCCGCTACCGCTGACTTTTCTTAATCTTATGTTATAATTTGACGTTTCGCGAACCAAGTCCAGCATGGTGACCTCAGCAAATAAAACAACGCTCGTGAAATCGTCATCGTAGGTCAATTCACTGGTTTCGTCATACGCCCTTGATACCGCCGTCCCATAGGTTGGAATGTACGATGTCGCGTTCGCTTCTTCCGCCGTCGCCGTTGGATGTTCTTCTAATTGTGCGCCGTATGCGTAAATTGTCGCACCGCTTGGAATGTCATCCACATAAAGACCCTGGTAGGTGTTACCATCGTTTGTCGTTTTGTGTTCGTATCGTTCCCATTCCGTGGTCAATGTGATGTTGGTGGTCCCGCCAAAACCACTTCCGTCTTTCAAAGCAAGTGCTTCACCACCCGATGCGCCTTTCAAATATATTGTTCGAATCGCTGGTTTCGTGACTGATGCATTGGTAAGAAAAAAACCCTTGGTTGAATCCGTTGATGTGATTTTCGCGGCATTATAAACGCCTTCTGGCGATGTCGTTTCCGACGTGTTCGATTCAATGGTGATTCCTGGTTGTGCCGTCCATGCGCCGAAATATTCCGAATGTGTGAATTTATTTTGTCGCGCTGGTTCCATTAAAACGCACGGGCATGATGCGCCGTCCGAATAATCAAGACGCGGCATGTCGCCCAGCAATCCAAAACCAACCGATGTCGAATCCGTTTCATGATATTCCGTTGCAACCAATCCCTTTTGCAATTGTGAATCTTGGATGATGTATGTTGCGCCCGTGCTTACGCCTGACGTTCCATCTGCGCTTGTAGTGTATAAACGAACGGACGTTTGTGTCGTGTTTGCCGTGATTGACAACCTATAAAAATCGTTGCCGACGTATTCTTGCGTTGACGCAATCAATCCCGTTTCAAACGCGGCGGATGTTTGTTGGTCATCGCTGATGTTGAATCGTGCATATTGACCTGCACCCAACGAACCGAAATTCAAACCGATTCCGTTTGATGCGTTAATCTTGACGTAAATTGAAAACGTCAAAACACCCGTCACGGAAATCGTTTGTTGCAATGCCATTGCGCCACCCGACGAACGTACAATTTCCCACGCGTCCGTTGTTCCGTCATAACCCGTTTGACCGCTTGTTCTTGTCGTTGCAGATTGGTCCCATGTTGCGTCATCACCGAAATTGTTGGATTTCAAAATCTCGTTCGTGTGTCCCTTTTCAATCAATCCAGATGAATTGATTCGGGTGGCTTTTGATGCCCCCGACCCGTCGCGGCTGAATGTGAAATCGCCGTTTCCGTCGGTCGGTTTTATGGAATACAATTTGTCATCTTTCGCACCGCTTGGAATCATCATCAAACTTGCGTCGTCGTAAAAACTCATATCATTTAAGGATTTTGAATCATAAATTTCACCGCGTTTGTCACGCAATTAAGACTTTCGATTGTTCCGCCGTCGGTCAAAACGCGCGATTCGTAATCGCCAACAATCGACGCCCAAGGGCCACCACCCCCAAACATCAACAAGAAATTCAAATATTTTTCGTTCGTCATGCCGTCGCCTTTTGTGTTGTAAAATATGAAATCATTTGCATCATTTTATTTCTCTTTCTTCTGGATAACAAACCAATTTGTCGAACCGCCAAACGTGTGTCCCATCAATGTGATTCCGTCAAAACTTCGGTCCATCACATAGGGTTCCGTTGACCCGTCAATCGTTTCGCCCGTTTGCGGTGTCAATTGTGCTTTTTTAGTTGCGGAAATGGATGAATCTGTTTTGAATCGCAACAACGCCCCGTCAACCGCCGACGGCAAATTGATGGTGTAGGTTCCATTTTCGTCACCCGAATAATTGATGAAATTCGTGTGGTTTGCCAACGATTGATTTTCCGAACCGCCCGACGACGCGTCCACATCATTGATGGATGTCGTCACACTTCCCGTCGTTGTAAAATTACCAACCGACGTTTCATTCAATGTTGATGCGCCCGTGACGCCCAACGTTCCGCCAATGGTTGTGTTGTTGGTCACATCCGCATCCGTCGCATTCATTTGAACCACGCGAATGGTTTCGTCCGTTCCTTGCTGACTACTTATTCGCGCCGTTGCCGTGCCACCGCCACCGCTTCCCACGGGCGTGTCGATGGTGATGTTTGTCGTTTGCTTGTTAAACTTGAACCATTCGCCGTTCCATTGGTCGATGTTGGCGTTGTATGTCCCGCGCATCATTAGCCAATTGGATGAATCGAAAATGTATTTCATCCCAAAACCTTCCGACGCGATGATGGTCCCGTCGTATCGTTCAACGGGCGAACGATGCAACGATAAGATTTCCGACGTCAACATCTTAAACAACCCGATGAATGTTCCCGTGTCGTCGCGACGCCATAATGTCGAACGAACCCACGCGGAACCATTGTAAACGAAAAAAGACCCTTGCATTCCCGCCGCGTCGCTAATCCTCAATTGACCTAAATCAAGATTTAGATTTGAATTGATTCGTGAATCTGTGTTCGTTGCGCTGAACACCTCAACTTCGGACAATGCGCCCGTGTCGTTTAAATACACGACTTTGGACATGATGGAAATTCGCGTTTCATCGAAATATGATGGAATCGTTTGGACGGCTTGTTGGTCATCGTAGACGTTCACCCAATCAATGTCAATTTCCACATCACCAGAAACGGGAATCGGTGGCGTTGCGATGTTTGCCGAACCCGACAAAAACAATCCCGTCGCCTCATTCAATCCCAATCCGCCGTCAATGTAATAATACGACGCCGACGTTTCCCATGTTGTTGGTCCGTATATTGGCGCACCCGCCAATCCCGTTGGGGCATATTCGCGTTTTAAATAATAGAACGTCCCCGCGTTGTTGGCGTCCTCGATGCGGACTTCCATTTTCCAAACGGGTTGCCACCATTCTTGAGCCACCGACGGCGGCGTGGTGTTCAACGTCAATTGATATTCCAACCGCGTTTCCAATTGCAATCGTGCGTTGTCCGTGTTGGGAACAAACCCGATGTTCTGGCGCGTTGTGGAATCTGTGAAATGAATGTTGTTGGCCAATAGATTGGACGCCCGCGATTGATTGAATGATACGGAAACCTTTTGCAATGCGGGCAAAAAGGTGAACGTATTTCCCGCCATCCGTGCGCCGCCCGCGGTCGTCTGGTCCAATGTCACATCGTCGGAAACGCTCGCCGTGGAAACCTTCGTCCCGTCGTATTGATACGTCGTGACGTATCGCGACGACGCCTCACGTTCCAAATATTGCTCAAAATAAAAGATTCCGTCCCGTTGGTAAAAACGTGCGCCAAACGCCACACATAATTCCCGTAAGATGTCAAGGTATTTGGGATAGATGATTGTTCCATCTTCTTCCTTATCTTGATAGACGCGGGAATCAAAACGAATCAATGTGGACACGTCGGTCGTTGTCTTTGCGAACGTCATGTTGGTGTCCCAAACGTTCACAATCGTTCCCAAAAAATGTTCTGTTGACGAATATATTTCCGACAATCCGATGGATTGCGTGGCTTTTGATACAATGTTTTGAATCGTTGTGAATCCCGTTGACGTGTATTCTTTATTTGCCAAAAAACCGATTCCATCCGTCGCCGTGATTTCCACAATGCGCGGTTTGGAAACGTCGTTGTCGGTCATCAAATCTTGCATAATGATTCCCGACCAAAATGTGTCGTTGTAATCAACACCATCGTGCAATAATATTTTCATGAAAAATTCGTCGTCTTGACGAACCAAAAGTTTGTTCATGAACGTGTCGAACGAGCCGACATTATTGTAAGCACTAACGACACATTTCGACCCGATGATTGGCGAAACGATGTCGTCGGTTTCCCCAGAATATTCCAATTTGAAACCATCTTCCGCAACATTGAACGACGTGGTCGTTCCGACGAATCCCGTTTGGTGAATCTCAATTTTGTATTGTTTGCCGTTGCTCGATTTGAATTCGGAAAAAAGACGTAATCCCATGTTTAAAAACCTCTATATCTTGAACGTGTTCGTGTTGCTTTTTCGCTTGACAATAGGATGTCTTGACCGCTTAATCTTCCGTAAACTTCAACCGCGCCGTTGCCACCGCCTTGCATCATGGTGTTTAGTTTTGATAATGGGATGACCGCTTCCGATTCTCGCCCCTCGCCAATCAACGCCAATGTCGGTCCCGTCACGATTCCCCCTTCGGCCAATGCTGGGATTCCGCCTTCACCGCTTGCCGCTTTTGACATCGACGCTTTTATTGCACCCGCGGCGGCAATCATAGCCACACCCGCGGCCAATGCTAATCCCGCCCCGATGGGCGTTGGTCCCGCCAATAACGCTTTCACAAACCCAGAAACGGCGATTGAATATTGAATGAACATTTGTCCCAACTGCATTAAAAGGTCGGCAAAACTTCCAAGAATAAAACGACCCATGTCCGCGAATGACGCTTCACCAACCATCATCGCCCCCGCGATTTCAGCCATTCCCGAAATGGTGTTTCGTGCGAAATTCTCAATTGCCTTTCCGCCGTTTTCCGCCAATTCCAATTGCGCCAATTTTAACCTCACATAATTTTTGCGAAGATTTTCAAATTTGTCGTTGGTTTTTTCTTCGTCAAATGGTAGCGGGTCAAAATCTTCCAATGCGCTTGGGTCAAGATTTACATTGAATGCGTCGCCATATCCATCCGAATCCGTCACGCCGTCGAGTGCTTCGCCGTAATTATCAAGCGCAACGATTCCGTTGTTGAGGTCTTGATTCAAATCTTCGACTTGCCCTTCCAATGTCCCCAATGAACCCGTCGTTTCTTCGGTTTCCTCTTTAAACAAACCAAGGTCTTTCTTGATTTCTGTGACAACTTCACTAATAGATTTGAACGCGGGAACCGCCGTTTGTTCCATCTTCTGGAACGGCTTTACCATGATTTTGTCACGACCAAAGAATTCAGCCGCTTCGTTGAATGCGCTAATTAATCCATTCACCTTTGGAATACGGCGTTCACCATGCTCGCAATGGCGTTTCTTGCCGTTGCGCTGAATGCTTTAAAATTGTAGGCGACGTAAATCACACCCGCCGCCAATGCCGCAATCAATGCCACAATTGCCGTGATTGGTAAAAACAAAGAATGCGTCACGATTGCCAACGCCTTGGTTGCGATTGTCTGCAAAATTGTGGCGTTTCTTAACACAACCAAACTTCGCGCAAGGCCACCAAATAGGAATATTGCGGGACCAGCTACCGCCGCAATTCCCGCAATGACGGCAATCAATTTTTTCATTGCTGGGGACAATTCATTGATGAACGCCGCCAACGATGTCAATTTCTTAATCAATGGAACCAATGCAACGGCAATCAATGCGCCAAACTCAATCGCCACACCTTCAACCGCTGAACCCAACGCCTTGGTTGCACCTTCCGCCGTTAGATTCATGACGTCCGCCATGGATTTCGCCGCCCCCGCGGATTCTTCAAATGATTTTGTCAATGGGTCAATCTGGTCAACACCTTCGGCCAAAATTGTCAATGCACCTTGCGCGGCGCGTCCAACCTCATCTTTTGCATCAACCAACGTCAAACCACTTGCCGCCAAATCTCGAATGGCTTCGGTTGTTGGTTTTCCCGTTGTAGCTAATTCCGAAATGATTCGACGCAATTGTGTTCCCGCCATTGAACCTTTGACACCCGCATTCGCCAACAACGACATCATGGCGGTTGTTTCTTCCAATGACATCCCCGCGGATTTCGCAATAGGTGCGACCATCTTCATTCCTTCCGCGAATGATTCCATGTCCATTGATGACGTGGAAAAAGATTTGGCCATCACATCCGTGACGCGTCCCGTTTCGCTAACATCAAAACCAAAACCGCGCAACGTTGCGCCCGCAACTTCCGCCGCCCGTGCCAAATCGCTTCCAGACGCTTGCGCCAAATTCAATGTGGCTTCGGTTACACCTTCGATTTGTTTCGCGGTGAAACCAAGTTTCGCAAATTCCGTTTGTAATCCCGCAACCTCACGCGCTGAAAAGATAGTCGAACGACCCAATTCTTTGGCGTTGTCCGACAACATTTTGAATTCTTCAGCGGTCGCCCCCGATACGGCTTTGACCTTCGCCATTTCCGCTTCGAATCCTTTGAACACATTGAACGACATTGCACCCAAAGCCGTGATGGGCGCAGTCAACTTCATGGACAAATTTTTGCCCGTTTGTTGCATCTTGCGACCCATGCGGTCCATGGCGCGTTCGGCTTTATTTAAACCCGTGCGGAACGGCTTAATGTTCGCCGTTAATCTAAAATTCAAACTACTTATGCCCGCCATTTGCTTTCGCTCGTTCTTTTCGTTGGTTGATTACGTCTAAAATTTCCCCACGCGTCCAAACCTTGCGGTCCTTCTTCGCTTCTTTTTCCCACGGAAACACAATCAAATCCTTTGCCTTGATTCTCTTTTTTGTGTGTGGGTTCAACAAAATCGTTGTCATCCAACGCGTGCGTTCCCATTCCGTTTGTTCTTTTCTGCTTTGACGTTCGTTCCAACCTTCGACCAGATTCGCCCACTCGCGTGGCAAAAGGTCATAAAATTGGGACGGCATCAATCCAATTTGACCGAACGCGAACGCTTCCAAGGTGTCCCATGTGGCAACGTCCGTTGATTGTTGTCCCGTTCGGTCAACTACTTTTTTTCCGTCTTGTTCGCGAATTGTTGTTCAAAAACGTCGAATGCCTTTTCAATCAACATTTCATCTTCATCAATCCAATCCGCAACGTCGGCGACATCATATCGGAACGGCGTTTTTTCTTTTCGCGCCCCGTCTTTAAATCCGCAAAACATTAGCGTGATGGCTTGGTCCAACGTCATGTCGTCACCCAATGATTCCAATTGCGCCAATGTTGTTCCCGTCATTCTTGAGAATTCACGCAACGCGTTGAATCCAAATCGAATCGGGTGTTTTCTTTCACCAATTTCAATAATGTGTGTCATGTTCTTTTTGTTTTGTTGTTGTTAAAAATGGGAACGCCCGACGGACGTTCCCTTTTGTTGTTAAACTGATGCTTGCGTCAATACGCCCGTGCCCGTTATGCTGAAAGAATATGTGACATTTTCTTCAACGCCCGCTTCTTGTTCGTAAGAAACTAAATATGCTTTTCCACTATAGTCAATTTCCCCCGCCGTCATTGAACCGAATTTCACATCGATTGCCGTTCGGTTGTTTAATATCGTGAACAATTCGTCGGGTGTTTCGTAATCACCAGAAATTGAATAGGTGACTAACCCGTCGCCACTCAATGACCAATTTTTTAAACCTTCCAAGTTTTCTTGCCACCCCGCTGAATCTTTCGTGGTGATGTCTCTTGTTTCCATTGAAACAGAAAGTGACGCGCTTGTTGCACGTCCTATGATGTCGTAAGACGACCCGTCTGTACTAATTTGAATCACAACGTCCGTTGAATTCATGATTGATGTTGCTGGCATAATTTCTACCTTTTATTTTTTACAATTTACTAAATCTAATCGCGTGACACTCGGAATTTCAAATCACATTGTGACCCGAACGTCCGTTCGTCATCGCTGAACAAATCGCGTTGTCCATCGAACACGCACGATTTTACTTTCACGCCGCCAATTGTTTCGTCCATCCTTACGAATGCGCTTCGAATGTATTCAACGGCGTTTTGTGTGTCCGAATATTTGGTCGAAACCATAGTGATGCGGACGTCAATTTCGTCAATGTGTGAATCGCTTTCCTTCGACATACTCGTGGAAATGCTCACAACCTCATAAACCGCGAACGGCGTGGCCTTTGTTTGTTCGCCAACAACGGGGAAAACGCGTCCACCAAACAACGTGTTCAAATTTGAATCGCTGGTGAATTTTGATTTGATGACAACGCCAATCATACCCGTGCGGCTTTTACTTGTTTATTTAAAAATGAACGCATCCGTCGTTTGAACTCATGTCCAACACCCGCGGAATTTTGCATCCGTGCTTTTCTTGCGAATCCAACGTTTGCGCCTTTATACTTTCCATTGTTCAAATACCCGTATTCAATGAAATGGGCAAACCAACCGCCTTTTTCTGGGTCTTTGAAAGTACGTTTGACACGCGGTCCAACTTGCAACGATGCGAATGTTGAACCCTTGTTCACGCGCGTTGTGATGATTCCCATTGATTTCCGCAATTGTCCTTTCGTAATTTCAGCGTAAACGCCGCCGTTGCGATACACAACAAATTTGTCGCGTGGATTCTTGCGTCCCTTTTCGGATGTTGATGACGATGGGAAATCGGTGATTCCGTCGCGATACGCTTTCAACATTGGTTTCAATGATGCCCGCGCAATGCGTCTAATTTGCGCCGTTGTGACGCCGTCGTGTAATTCTTCCAACTCTTTGAATGCGCGTTCGAATTCCTTTTTGATGTCCTTTTCATCAAATCCGATGAATGCACCACCGCCGCCACGACCTTGGTTTGAACCTTTGATTCTTTGAAACGTATTGAACCCCATTAGTCTTTCAATGTTGTCACAATCTTCATGAACGATTCGCGCGCGTCGGCGTTTAAAATCGCGTCGATTGTGTAGGTTTTTGAATTGTAGACAATGCGCCACGTTTCTTGAATTGCTGAATCATAGCGGATGAAAAAATGAACACGCTTTGTGGCGACCATCTGGTTGCCTTCTTCACCTTCGTTTCCGCTCTTTTCTTCGACTTTTGCCCATCGGGAAAATGCCGTTGAAAAAACGCCAACATCTTGACCAAAGGAATCCACGTCGGCGGATTGCCTTGTGAACTCAATTCGTCGGTCTAATTGTCCAGCGTGGTCAATCATTAGAATGTAAATATTCTGTAAGGATTCCACAAATATTCGGACGCCGTTGGCAATGCCTTAACGCGGTCATTGCGTTGGTCGTACAAATCCGAAATCACCAACATCATTCCTTGAATCAATGGTTTTGGAATGGATGACACATCCGTCCCAACAACATAGCGGACAATGACTTGATTGACGACACCCGCCGCCGCAAACCATCCCGCGGTCGATTGAATTCGTGCGGGTTCGCTTATCGTGTCAATGATATATTGGTCGGACGTGATTGTCACTTCGGAACCTATTTCATCCACATATTTGACCGATGTGATTGATGCAACGGGACCGCGTGACAAATAAATAAGATTTGACAAATTTTCCCATCTGTTCATTGGGAATTTATCAAAGTATTCATCAATCGTGGTTGTCACCAAAATGCGTCGCGTATATTCTTCACACATTTGACGTGATGCCGTAATCAATGCCGAAATCAATGTGTCGTCATCGCTATGGTCAACGCGAAGAAAATTCTTCGCTTCACTCAATGTGATTGGTTCGGACGCCGCCGCCGTTACAATATCAAAGGCCATTTATCGTGTTTGTTTTGATGTGGTTTTCTTCACCGCTTTTTTCGCGCGTTTCTTCGGTGGTTCTGGGACCGCCTCACAAAGACCCGAATTCAAAAACTTTCGTGCTTCGGCTTCGGGTAAATCCACCACGTCATCAACGACGTGGTGGAATTTAGGTCCGACAACCGATTGGTTGAACTTAACTTTCATTAAACTTTACCAACGAGGTGTTTGATGGCGCGTGTGTCAACGGCGTGTCCGTCACGTCTTGCGCTAACAAGGAAACCGACTTCCATTTCGTCCATGTATCTTTCATCAAGACGAATCAAGTTGATGCCACCAGCACGACGAACAACGTATTTGTCGAAATCTGCGGCAATCAATACTTTTTCAGCCGCGGCCAAATCGCTATCCATGTCGTTGTTGTAATACACATTATACCCAAACAATTTGTCTGGTTCACCAGCCGTCATCGATGGGATGAAGATTGGGAAATCGTTTGAACTACCAACGCCCAATTTTTGCAACAATGCCATGATTGTTCCCGAACACATCAAACCGAATGAAGATTTGTTGCGGTAAGATGGGTCAATTGAGTGGATAAGATTCAACACGTCGTTCGCTACCAATGCGCCCGATGTTGCAACTTCCGCACCTTCCAAAGATTCGGCAACGATTCCTTTTGGCTTGTCTGTTCCGTCCCCCGATGTGAAATCAATGTTTGTAGCGCGTGCAACTCTTTCGCCCAACGCTTCAACCAAGAATGAATCAAGATTGAAACCAGCATCGTCAATCAATTGCTTTGATACACGAACTAAAGACGTGTAGTTGTAAGAATTGAACGTAACGTTTCCGAACGTCATGTCGGTTGCGGTTGTTGCGCCGCCTTCGGCTTTGATTGCCGCATCGTTGCCCGTATCGTTCACGGTTGGGTAGTCTAACGGATTACCGCTTGCCGTGTCCAATTTTTTGGCCACTCTTTCAACTTGACCCGTAAATTCCGTTGCAACGTCTAAAACACCGCTGAATCCTTCTGGCACTAAGAAACCACCAGACGCGCCCGTGGTTGTCAATTGTGCGCGTTCTTCAGCGTTAAGACCCGCTAAACCTCTTTTTAGGTATTTACCGAAAATCGCCGTGCGTGATTGCTTTGGCGCGGCTTCGCGTGCTTCAGCGTTTGCCGCCAATTCCTTTTTCATTTCCGCCGCACGTTCCAACGTTTCGATTTGCGTCATCATTGAACGCGCGTCGCTTTCCATTGCGTCGAATTTTTGTTGTTCTTCGGCGTTCAATGAACGACCTTCCTTTTGGGCGTTGTCAACAAGTGCCATCGCGCCTTTGATTAGTTCGGCTCTTTGGCCTCTCAATTCGATGTTTTTCATCGTGTTAAATTTAGAATTTTACTTTTATACAAATAAATGTTGGACACTTCTTCGCCATCGTTTGAAACAGAATCACCCGCGTTGGGTGGTGTTGTTTCAATTGGTGGTGTTTCCGTTTCCAAATCGCGTTTCAATTCCGATGTCGCCATTTGATACGCGGGCATTGCCACGGGACTGACATCAATCAAACGTGATACTTTTTCAATGATTCGGTACGTTTTGCCGTCGCGTTCTTCCCATCGGTCTTGACCGATTAGGAATGCGAACGACGATTGATTGATGTCGCCACGCTTCATCAATTCAACCAAATCATTGGCATATGTTGTATTGGGCAAATCGACTTCGTAGTACAAACCGCGTTTGTCCGTTCCGATTCTTAGCGTGCCACTTGACACACGCCCCAATAAATAATTTTCGTCATGGTTGTAATATGCGCGAACGTCGTCATTCATCACGTCGTCGAATGCGCCTTTTTCTATTTGCTCATAATACCCCATGAATTCGGAATCCGAATCATAAACGGCCGCATAACCACGAACGACATCGCCGTTGTGTTCCATGCTTTCCATTCGGAATTCCCTTTGTTCTATTACGCCAGAAGATTTGCGAACTTCGGCGTCAAATTTTTCCAATGAACTGAAACGATGCGCCACATTCAAAACGGGTTTGCGCTCAATATACGCATCTTCTTCGCTTGAATATCTAAACAACCGAATCAACGCCGCTGGGTCGTCGCTTGTTCCGTTCACCTCAAAACCCGAATCCGCTTCAATCACGCCGTCGGTTTCCACTTGGATGATTCGTCCGTAAGCATTGCCGCCCGATGAATTCCATTTCACGAAATCACCAACCGACAATTCGTCGGGTTCCGCGCGTTCTTCAACCAAGATTCCGCGAACACTTTCAACGACCGATGAATTGTTGTCGTAATGACGACCGATTTCCAATTCTTGAATCTTTGCGATTTTGCTTTCATCGTCGCCCATAGCGAACACGCGTTCTTTGTCAATGCCGTTCGCAATGGCGAACCCTTGCAAATATTCATCGTTCTCGCGTGCGCTTATGATGTAAATTTCCGAACCTTTGTTTTTTTCTTCTTCAAAATATGCGCGTCCCGCTTCCGTGTTCAATGTGCCATCAAAATCAAACGACACTTTTTCCATTTCTGGTTCTTCGCTCATTTCCGATTTGCCAAACGTGATGACGATTTCGTCATCTGTTTCAATCACGGATTTGATATGTCTTTTCTTTTCTTCCATTTGTTCAATCGTTCTTTTTGCCCAACGCAACATTTCATCGCCACCCCATGCCGCGTACATTATCGAACCGCAAATTTCCTTTCCATCCTCATCAAAGAAATCGCCTTGGTCGTACACTTTGGCGCGTGATAAAAATGAATAAGTGCGAACCAAAACATCGTCCGAAATCGGGTCGCCCTTTGATAAGGTGTTGGCTCTTTGCCAACCCACGGGCGTTCCACAATCCGTTCCGTTTTCTTCGCGGTGTTTCAACGCTTTTGACGCATTATCTCGCGCCGCTTTAGGGTAGTTATTCCACGGCATCGTTTGCGTCGTTTACATTGGCGGAAACGTCCGTCATGTTCAGCGGTTGCAAATACACATTGCCGCCGTCAATCGGTTCCATATTTTCAAAACGTCGAATGTCATTGGCGGACAAAAATCCCCATTGACGCGCGACGGCATACGATTGATAACGCGACTTAATATCGCCACGCAACAATCCATCCATTTCAAATCGGATGTAATAATCGGAATCACCGACAAACAATTTTCGGTTCAATTCGGCTTCCCATCTTTTCACCCATGGCAAAATCGTGTTTCGTTGGAACATGATTCCTTGTTCTTCGACATTCGCTCGCGTTGAACTTTGGTCCATAGAACCCAGATAAGCCAACGGCAAACGGAAAAATCTTGCAATATCTTCAACGCCAAATTTCCGCGTGGAAATGAATTGTGAATCTTGCGGTGAAACGGACAATTTGGTCACGTTCATGCCTTCTTCCAATATGGCGGTTTTGTGTGAATTGTTCAACCCCGTGTTTCTTTGCGACCACGAACGCATCAATCTTTTATAGGCTTCGTCGCTCAATCTTGCTGGGTGTGTCAACACCGCTGAAATGTTCGCGCCGTTTCCAAAGAATGAACCACCGAATTGGTCGGCGGCCAATCCAAGGCCAATCGATTCACGCGCACATTCAATCACAGATTTCCCAACAACGCCGTCAAATCCTAATCCAACAATGTGAATCATTTCCGAATCGTCGAACGTTTCTTTGTCGTCTATCTGGTAAAACTTTTCGTCCTCGTATATCTTGACCGATACGCGTTCGGGGGCAATCGGAATCAATTTGATTGGGTTCCCCGCGTTGTCGCGTTTGATTGCGATGAATGCGTTTCCGTGCAAACAAAGATTTGCTTGACACGTTTCGCGGAATGTAAAATCCGACATCAATTGATTCGGTTCGTGAATCAATTTATTGATGGGATGCGCGTCGGCATTGCGGACCATTCCGTCCGTCGATTGTTTGACGTGCCACGGCAATGTTGCCATCGTTTCCGATATTACACGAACCGCCCCAAATACCGCGGACAATTGCATCGCGGTGTTTTCAGTTACAGAAATCCCCGTTTTTGATTCATTTCCCGCGAACAACCATTCGGCGGGATTCGACAAATTTGTCGATGGGCGATTCGGGTTGTTTCGAAACGCGCCCAATATTCGCCCAAACAAGTTTTGATTTTCGGCCATTCGGTTGAAAACGATGTTTTAATTGGGGACAAATTAAACAATCATTTGCAAAAAAAAGGGACATCCAAAAAATGAATGTCCCAAAACAAAAACAAAGACCGACACCCGAACGGGCGTGGTGGGTTAAATGGGTTTGTGAATCGCCGCGTTTCGTTCCAATCTGTCGTTTAATGCCGAACGGCTAAACGTCACAATGCGGGCGCATTCTTTCAATACTATTCCAGCGGGCGAAATGGATTCGACCGAAAATTCTTTTCCCGTGCGCGTCATTTCAATAATGTCGCCAACGTTGATGTCATCAATTGGATTCATCTTGCGACAAATTACCAAATCATTTGTGGTTGTTGTGTGATACATAAAAAATTATTTTCTGGTTCTTACCACCAAAACCCCCCGTTTGTTTCAGCGGGGGGCGGTGGTTTATTGTTGGTATTAGAAATCTAAAGTGAAAGAAACTTCTTCAACATCTTTTTCGGTTGCTAATTCTATGTCCATGAATGTTTGGTCGCGTTCTGTTGGTGATTCAATCACGCAAGTGACACCATCCATTTCGGTCATCAATCTTTGGTATTCTTCCGAATCTTGGTTTTGTAATTTCTTGAATGTTGCGTTTGATACTTCAACGATGCGTTCTTCGCTTACGATGTAAGTTTCTGTGTAAGTGACTTTAATTGTTTTCATTTTGTCTTTTGTTTTTGTTTGATATTCAAATATACAAAAAAAACAATACAATCAACAAAACGTGAAAAACTTTTTTTTTAATTATTCCCAACCGATTCGCAATCCGTCCAAAAGACATCCACCATTTCCCCGTTTAAAACCAAACGAATCGTGAATCCGTCGCCCGATTCTTGCAACCACGGCGTGAATCCTAAATCA